GCGTAAGCGAAGCTCAGGAACGGATCTTCAATGATTTCCTCTCCAAACTCTAAATTCAAAATAAGAATATATGTCAGACGAAAACCAAATTATAGAAGACGTCGAGGAAGTTGATCTTGTTGAGAATCAGGAGCTTGTGCAGGATATTCCTGAAGAAGTTGCTGAGGACACAAGTCAAACTTTAACTCAAGCCGTCGTAGACGCACTTCTTGGCGAAGCTAAGAAGAATGAATCCGAAGAAGAGTCAGATGACGATTCTAAAGATGAAGAAGAAGAAATGGAAGAAGCTAAAGCCAAGACAGAAGAAGAGTCAGAAGACGATTCAGAAGAAGTGGAAGAAGCTAAAGCCAAGACAGAAGAAGAAGACCCCGAGGAAGAGGTAGAAGAATCTGCTGAAGAAGATGAAGAGGTAGAAGAATCTGCCGACGACTCTGATGAAGTAGAAGAAGTTAGCCTTCCAGACGTTAAGACTAAAGCAGGTTATCTTGCTGCAAGTTTTGATGCTCTTAAGGGCATGAAGAAATCACAACTCGTTAGTGCTTATAAAGGTATTAATGTGAGTGAAGATGAAGGTGAAGTAGAAGTGCCAAAGACAAAGGCAGATATTATCAACGCAATGTATGGTCAACTTAAGGCTATGAAAAAGGATCAATTGACTGCCTCTTATAAGGCTATTCAAGATTCTTGCGGTGGTATGCATGAGGAACTTGAGACTGAAAGCTATGCTGAAGATCTTAAAGTTCTTGCCGACTCTGAACAGGAATTGACCGAAGGCTTTAAAGCTAAGGTTGCTACTCTGTTTGAAGGTGCTATTGCAAACCGTGTTGTCGAGATCAAAGAATCTCTTGAAGCTCAATATGAGAACGATCTTCAAGAAGAAGTAGGCTACATTCGTGAGTCTCTCGTCACTAAGATTGATGATTATCTTTCTTATGTGGTAGAAACTTGGATCGAAGAAAACCAAGAGTTTGTTGATAACAAGCTTCGCACTGACATCACAGAAAACTTCATGAAAGCTCTTCAAGGTGTTTTCACAGAACACTACATCGAAGTACCTGATTCTAAGGTTGATCTTGTTGATCAGCTTTCAGAGGAAGTTGCTTCTGTTAAAGAATCCCTCGTAGATGTTGAGGAAAAGAATGTTACTCTTGCTGAAGAACTTGAAAGTCTTCATCGGGAAATGATTCTTTCTGAGGCTACTACTGATTTGGCTTCCACGCAAGTCGCTAAACTCTCTTCTCTTATTGAAGAAGTTGACTTTGTAGATGCAGATACGTTTGCATCTAAGGTAGCTGTAATTAAAGAAGGATTCTTCTCAGATTCTGATTCGAAAGAAGAAGAAGTCATTACTGAATCATCCGATTCAACTAACGTAAAAACAATCGTCGAGGGAGAAATTGATCCTAATAGCAAGTTGTCTGGTGACATGCAACGCTATATTTCAACTCTTTCTCGCTTCAAATAACCCAACCAAACAACAAAGAAAGAAAAAACTATTATGCTAAACGCAGAAAAAGAACTACAAAAATGGGCTCCCGTGCTTGAGCACGCTGACGCTCCCGCTATCACTGATAGCTACAAGAAGGCTGTTACAGCCAAATTGCTCGAAAATACTGAAGTTGCTCTCCGTGAGGAGGCTACCGCATCTTCGTTCGGTACACTTAATGAGGGCCAAAACCAAGCGTCTGCTGCGGCTAACCCTGATCCAGTGCTTATCTCATTGGTTCGCCGTGCAATGCCTAACCTCATCGCTTATGATGTCGCTGGTGTCCAGCCTATGTCTGGTCCTACTGGTCTCATCTTCGCAATGAAGGCTCGTGTTGGTCACGCTTCAAATGCAATCGCAAAAACTGACGCTGAAGCACTCTTCAATGAAGCTGACACAGACTTCTCTGGTGCTGGTACACACGCTGGCGGACTCTTTGATTCCCCTGCTTCTATCACTTCAGGAACTGGTCTTGCTACAGTTGATGGAGAGGTTCAAAGCCCGCTTAAGAATATGGGATTCACCATCGAAAAGGCGACTGTTACTGCTGTGACTCGTCAGCTTAAAGCTGAGTACACCATGGAGCTTGCTCAAGACCTCAAAGCCGTTCACGGCCTTGATGCTGAGTCTGAGCTTGCTAACATCCTTTCCGGTGAGATCCTTGCGGAAATTAACCGTGAGGTTATCCGTAACATCGTTGTTACTGGTAAGGAAGCTGGTATTGGTGTCAAACATGAGTTTGACCTTAAGACTAATGCTGATGGCCGTTGGGCTGTTGAGAAATTCCAGTCCTTGATCTTCCAGATCGAGCAGGAAGCCAACCAAATTGCACTAGACACACGTCGTGGTAAGGGTAACTTTGTTATCTGCTCAAGCAACGTTGCTTCTGCACTTGCTGCTGGTGGTCAACTTAAGTTCGGTGGCGAAGGCGATATTGCTGTTGATGCTACTGGTAATACATTTGCTGGTACACTCAACGGGAGCCTGAAAGTTTATGTTGACCCATATGCTTCAGCTGACTACGCTACTGTTGGTTATAAGGGAGCTTCCCCATATGACGCTGGTATCTTCTACTGCCCGTACGTTCCTCTTACTATGGTTCGTGCTGTTGGAGAGAATAACTTCCAGCCGAAGATTGCATTCAAGACACGTTATGGTCTTGTTGCTAACCCAATGGTTACTGCAAACCCACAGAACGGTGTTGGCGCTGCTAATACTAACTCCTACTACCGTACATTCCGCGTTAAGAACATTAACGCTGCATAATACGGCGGTTTAAAAACCTAAATTTAAGAGGGTCCTCGAAAGGGGGCCCTCTTTTTTTTATAAATAGAATTATGGCTGAGAACAATTTGACATCTAACACCAATCTTCTTTCTCCTGTTGGTTTTAAGCTTACAATTAACCGGCAAAAGTATGCTAACACGGAGTACTTTATAACGAACTTTGGTATACCTGAGATCACTGCTGGTGAAGTTGCGATGAATTTTAGAGGAGGGATTTCATATCAAACAAGCGAGACTCGTCAATTTGGAGGATTGAGTTTAAGGTTCGCTATTGACGAAGATATGAAGAACTATACAGAAATATACAATTGGATGAAGGATAATACTGAAAAGTATGAAGTTTCCGATATGATTCTTTCAGTCATGTCTAGCCATAATACTGTGAATAAATAATTTCAATTTAAAAATGCATTTCCTACTTCTTTAAGTGGTGTAGATTTTAATGTGCAGTCGAACGATGTAGAATATGCGCAGGCTGATGCTGCCTTTAGATATGATGAATTCCTAATCATAAAATAGGAATAAATAATAATATATGATGAATTTGAATGATATTTTAATGATGTGGAAAAAGGATGCTGTTATTGATGACGTATGCCTTGATGATGAGACACTTAAATCTTCCAAATTGCACGCAAAATACCTAGAGCTTTTTTCTATGGCGAAACTAATGCTTAAGAAAAAAGAAATGGAGTATACATCTATGAAAAAAGATAAGTGGCTTTACTACAATGGGAAGATGAGTAAAGATGACATGGATAAAAACAAATGGAAGTACGATCCGTTTGATGGAATGTCTAAGCCTATGAAGTCTGATATGGATATGTACTATTCTACTGACGAAGATCTTGTAAAAATAAAAGCACAGCTCGATTACCAGAAAACAATTATTGAAACACTGGAAGAAATCATGGGAAATATTAGATGGCGCCACACCCATGTTAAAAACATATTGGAATTTAAGAAGTTTACTTCTGGAATGTAATGTTAACAGCTTATAAAAAAGACGAATCTAAAGTTCTTCTTAGATCAGATGATTCTGGTATTCTAATGGAGCTTAGTGAGTATTTTACCTTTTATGCAGAAGGCTATAAGTTTATGCCTGCTTATAGGAATAAACTATGGGATGGTAAAATCCGTCTTTTTGATTCTAGATCCCAAACTATTCCATATGGTTTGATGAAAAGAGTTGCTGAATTTTGCTATGAAAGAGGATACAAACTTGTATATGATGAAACCTTAAAGAATCACAGCTTTTACGAGAGAGGAGATCTTGAAAAATTTATTAATGAATCTACCATAAGTCTTAAAGATAAATTGATAAAACCAAGAGACTACCAACTCGATGCATTTGTCCACGGCATACAAAATAAAAGAGCAATATTAATTTCGCCGACTGGATCAGGAAAATCTCTTATTATCTACATGATGATGAGACACTATCTTAGCCATGAGATGGATAAAAAGGTGCTAGTTGTAGTACCAACTACTTCCTTAGTTGAACAAATGTACAAAGATTTTGAATCTTACTCGTGGCAAGATGCATCGTTTGACGTTGAAGATGATGTCCATCGTATATATTCAGGCAAAGAGAAGATTGACTTTGAGGCCTCTGTTGTAATTACTACTTGGCAAAGTGCTATTAAACTTCCTCTTTCATGGTTTTCAGGATATGGTATGGTTATAGGAGACGAAGCTCACACATTTAAAGCTAAATCTCTCACTACAATAATGAACCGATTAGTGAATGCTGGTTTTAGAATTGGCACAACAGGAACTATTGATGACGCTATTTCAAACAAGATGACTCTAGAGGGCAACTTTGGTCCTGTATATAAAGTTACTACAACAAAAGAATTGATTGATGCTGATACGCTCGCGCAGCTTACAATTCAATGCTTAGTTTTAAAATACAGCGATGAAGAGCGTAAAGCATGCAAGGGGCTTAAGTATCAAGACGAAATAGATCATATCGTAAGTCACGAAAAAAGGAATAGATTCATCGTTAACTTAACGTGTGACCAGCAAGGAAATTCATTGGTTCTTTATAATTTAGTTGAAAAACATGGTAAGCCGTTATATAACGCGTTTGTAGAAAAGCTTAAAGGTACTGGTAGAAAAGTGTTCTTTGTTTCTGGAGCAGTTAATGCAGATGAAAGGGAAAAAATCCGCGAGGTTACTGAACAGGAAAAGAACGCTGTAATTGTTGCTAGTGTAGGGACGTTTTCTACAGGTATAAATATAGTTAACCTGCACAACATTATGTTTGCTTCTCCGACAAAATCACAAATACGTGTTTTACAGTCGATTGGCCGTGGCCTGAGAAAAACAGAAGATGGGCAAGGAACAACGATATATGATCTAGCCGATGACCTTTCATGGAAAAAGAAAAAGAATTACACGCTAATCCATGCAATAGAACGCGTAA